TTTTTTTCATGCTCTCATAAGCTTTTATTTGTTCAGGTGTTAAAGGTACATTTCTTTTCATGTAAACTTTATCAGGCAAATCCAAACAATCTTCTTTTAAAACTCTATAAGAAAACTTATCTAATTTATTATTTAGTTCATCTAATCTAGTATAGCCAGTCACTAACTTATATGTGTGACCTCCAGATCTTCTCTCCACCATCAANGCATAACGATTACGAAAAGTNTANTATGAAGAAAAGTCCAAGTACAACGGATCAAGAAAATAACATTGCGTATATAAATCTAAAGGACTTTTAGTTACAGGAGATCCTGTTAATATTCTTCGATACTTTGCATATCTTCTTAAATTTAAAACACTCTTAGTTCTAGATGCAGTAGGTGATTTTATTGTTGTGGACTCATCAATAGCCATCAAAGCTGAGTGAGATAACAAAAATTTTTCTGCAATAACTAAGCCTTTTTTTGTGCTAAAAGCCTCTATATTCATCAAAAATATAACTAATTCTTCTCCATGCTTAAACAGTTTTGCGTTTTCTTGTTGCTGTTTTTTAGTGTTCGAAGGAGACCAAGTGACTATTTGATATACTACATGCTCTGGCATATGAACAGGTATCTCCTGTCGTTCCCAGTTTCTATAAACACCTTTTGGAGCTATGACTAAGGCTGCATTTATTTTACCTTTGTCATACAACATGGCTATATTATCAACTAATACTTTTGATTTACCTGTACCCATTTCCATAAACAAGGCAAAGTTTTCTTTATTGTAACAAGCACCCAACGCTTTTAATTGATGCTCGTATGGCTTTGTTTTAAACTTATAATCCATAACTAAATCTTTCTAAAATTCTTAGATAAAAATTAATACTTGCAAATCTGTTTGTCAATGATTATATTCAAATCAGAATTAAGAATGGCAGTATACATAGTACAAGAGGTTATAGGTAAAAATGTTTTAAGTGCTGAAAAATACGGCAAGTTAGAACTTTTATTACCACAAGGTTCTCAATTAGTTTTGAGCACGGGCCCGACAGTAAGACGTCTTCATAAAAAATTAAAAGATTTTTGTGATGATGACTATTTATTATTGATAGGGGATCCCTCAATAATTGGTATTGCGTGTGCCATGGCTGCGAGTTATAATCGTGGTAGATTCAAATGTTTAAAGTGGGATAAACGTGAATACAAGTATTATCCTATTGAAGTAAATTTGTATGAGAAGGGAGAGATAGATGAGTAGTTTACTAGATAACATGGAAGCAGACGTCTCCAAACCTACTATTGGAGATAATTCTTTAAAAGAAGTTTCTGATTTATGTTCAGAGTTAGCATCAGAGCAAAACGAATATGAAGAGCTTGAAAAAATGTTAAAAGATAAAGCTAAGAGTATTCGTAAGTTATCAGAAGAAATAATTCCAGCTAGAATGGCGGAGTTAGGTTTAGAAAGCTTGACATTAAAAGACGGTTCACAAATTAAAGTGAAACAAAAAGTTCAGGCATCTATTCCTGTAAGGTTTCGCGAAGACGCTTTTCAGTGGCTTCGTGATAACGGACATGGCGACTTGATTAAGAATCAAGTATCTGCTACGTTCGGTAAAGGTGAAGACATAACTGCGAGTGAATTTATAAATAAAATTCAAGAGCTAGGTTATGATCCTCAGCAAAAACTATGGGTAGAACCTATGACATTGAAAGCTTTTGTAAGAGAGCAAATCAATGAAGGTAAGGAGATACCTATGGAAAAGTTCGGAGTCTTTGTTGGCGCCGAAACCAAAATAAGTAAAAAGTAAAATGTACATAGGAGGTACAAAATGGCAAATGCAAATGCAAACACAAATAGTGTTGCTAAAAAAGAAGAAAGCAAACTACCAGCGCTGAATCTTGAGACCATGGAAATGGACGCGTCTAGCGGCCTTGAAAATATCTCACAAGATGATTTAGCCACACCAAGATTAAAAGTCTTGATGCAACTCTCTCCAGAATTGGAAGAGTTAGAAAACGCGAAAGCTGGCATGATCTTTAATACAGTCACAAGTGAACTGTATGACGGAACAAAAGGCATACGTGTTTTACCATGTGCGTATCAACGTCAATACGTTGAGTGGGCTGATAGAGGACAGGGATCGGGTGCACCGATAAATGTCTTTGATGCTTCTAGTGACATCTTAACAAAAACCACGAGAGATGATGCAAACAAAGATCGACTCTCTAATGGTAATTATGTTGAAACTTGTGGTAACCATTATGTCTTGTTAATAACAGATAATGGTGATGCAACACCAGCGTTGATTACTATGAAAGCTACTCAATTAAAAAAGAGTAGAAAGTGGAACTCGATGTTACTAAATCTTAAACTAAAAGGTAAGAACGGTTTATTTACTCCGCCGTCTTACAGTCATTACTATCGTTTGAAAACAGTCAAAGAAGGTAATGATAAAGGTAATTGGTATGGCTGGGAGATCTCAAGAGAGAGTCAACTAGAGGACACTAATTACTATGCCATGGCTAAAACTTTTGCTGAAAGCGTAAGCAAAGGCGAAGTTAAAGTCAAATATGAACAGGAAACTGCTACAGAAGATCAGAAGGTTCCTTTCTAAAAAGACAGGGGCGGGCAACCGCCCCTTTTAATTTATGGACGATAAAGTAAAAAAATTTAAAAGTATTTTCTATGGCCTTGACAGAGCATATGGTCAGTATGTAAGTGACGGACAATCTATAAACGGTAAAGCATCAGGTAAAGCTTTCATATTAAAACAACCTGTGACAGATCAATTATGGATAGATCATATTAATGGTAAGGACCCAAGTTTAGGTATCATACCCATTAGAGATGATTCAAGTTGTATATGGGGTTGTATCGACATAGATACATATCCTTTAGATTTTAAAAAAATAATAAGTAAGATTAGAAAATTAGATTTACCATTAGTAATGTGCAGATCAAAAAGTGGTGGTGCACATATATTTTTATTTTTAAAAGAGCCAACTCAAGCAAAAATTATTAGAGATAAGTTAATAGAGTGGTCAGGATTAATAGGTTATGCAAACTGTGAGGTGTTTCCAAAACAAATAGAGATAAGAGCAGACAGAGGAGACACAGGTAATTTTTTAAATCTACCTTATCATGGCGGCGATGATAGTATGCGACACGCGTTTGATAATGACGGTCAAGCAGTAACTCTTGATGAATTTTTTCTTTTGTATGAGAAGCATTGTGTTGGATTACAATACTTAAAAGATTTCAAACCAAAAGTAGAAAAACAAATAAATGATTTAGATGACGGTCCACCTTGCATAGCTACATTGATGTCACAAGGTATACCTGAGGGCGGTAGAGATAATACTTTGTATCAGTATGCAGTTTACGCTAAAAGAAAATGGCCTGAACAATGGCAAGACAAAGTTGATGAGTTTAATCACAAGTATATGGAAAGACCTCTTAGTTCATCACAAGTTCAAAAGACAATCAACCAACATGAAAAAAAAGATTATCAATACAAATGTAAAGATCAGCCAATGTGTTCTGTGTGTTCACCAATACAATGTAGAGCAAAACAATACGGTATAGGAAACTCTTTTCAACATCAGGTTAGTGACTTAACAAAGTTTGAAAGTGATGAGTCTACTTGGTTTCTAAACATAGACGGCAGAAGATTAAAACTATCGACAGAACAATTATATGATCAACATAGATTTAGAAAAGCATGTTTGAATGAGATAAATATATTACCTAACATCATGCGCCCACAAGATTGGGATAATAGAATACAATCTTTATTACAAGTTGTAGAGGTAATACAAATGCCTCACGAGATAACAAAGACTGGTCGATTTGAAAATTTATTAGAGAGGTTTTTAGAGGATCAAGGTGAGGCAGAACACATAGATGAAATAGAAATGGGTAAGGCTTTGTTTGAAGATAAAGAATATGTTGATATAATTAAAGAGAATGGAGTAGAAAAAGAAGTTAAGATTCAAAAGATGACCGCTTTCTTCAGGTCAGATTGGTTACAAAAGTTTCTAAAGAAAAATGATTTTAAAGATTTTAGTGCTACAGAAATGACTGCGCATATTAGAAATAAATTAGGTGGTGGAGATATAAGACGTAAAGTAAAAAACAAAACTACTTATCTGTGGTATCTGCCATGGCAAAAGAAGAATGATGAAGAATTTAAAACACCTGACATGAGAGAAGAGGCTCCGTTTTGAGAAATATAATATTCGGACCACCAGGGACAGGTAAGACCACGCATTTACTTCATATTGTCGAAAAAGAATTACGAGAGAACAAAGTATCACCAAACAAGATAGCATACTTAGCGTTTACAAATCAGGCTGCTGATGAGGCTTTGTCAAGAGCTATATCTCAATTAAATTATAGCACAAAAGATTTTATGAACTTTAGAACACTACATAGTTTAGCGTATAGAGAGTTACATTTAAAAGAAGAGAACATCATGAGTGATGATGATTACAGAGTTGTGTCAGATAAACTACAAATTAATTTAAGTAATCCGAACAAGAACACCGAAACATATGGCGCTGGTTTTCCTGATGATGTATTTATGAAGGTCATTGACGGTGCAAAAGTCAGAGGACTCACCACAGAAAACTTTTTTAATGATCCTACCGTAGGTCATTTAGAGGGTGGTTGGCTAAAATTAAAATACATAGATCAGGCTTTACAACAATACAAAACAGAAAGAAACAAGTTTGATTTGACAGATCTGATAGTGGAGTTTAACAAAAAACATTATGATACGATACCTAGCTTCGACGTGGTTATAATAGATGAAGCACAAGATTTGAGTTGGTTGCAATGGAAAATGGTAGAAAGAATAATAGAAAATAGTAAACGAGTCTACGTTGCTGGTGATGATGATCAGGCAATCTATCGTTGGGCTGGAGCCAGACCAGAATATTTAATTAATATGGAAGGCGAGAGAACAGTTTTAAATAGATCATATAGACTATCTAAATTAATTCACCGTCATGCTAATAAATTAATTACAAGAATATCTGACAGAGTAGAAAAAGAATGGACATCAAGAGATGATCACGGTGAAGTAAACATACATCCAATAGAACAATTACAAAAGATGAAAGAAGGTCAATGGCTTATACTAGCTAGAGATAGATATCGTTTAGATAAGTTAGAAGAGGATCTTAGAATATATGGTTACTATTATAAAAGAGGTGATAAAACTTCTATTAATAAAAGAATACATGAGGCTATCATAGCATGGGAGGACCTACGTAAGGGTAAAGAAATAAGTATAAAAGAAGTGAAAAGCTGCTATGCTTACATAAAGACAGGAGAAGGTGTCGAAGTAGAACATAAAGGTATGAAAAAGGCTGACAAAGAAAAATTGTATAATTATGAAACTTTGAAAAAAGATTACGGATTAAAAGTTGATAAAGACTTGCCGTGGTTTAAAGCTTTGAAAAACATACCGCCATCTAAGTCTATTTATGTCAGAGCAGTTTTGCGTCGTGGTGAAAACATAAGACACGAACCACGGATCAAGTTATCGACAATACACGGATCAAAAGGTGGAGAGTCAGATAATGTTATGTTGTTAACAGACTTATCTCGTAAAGCAGATGATGAGTATTGGAGACACAGAGATTCAGAGCGACGAGTATTCTATGTGGGAATGACACGCGCTAGAAATATATTAAACATTGTCAGGTCTCAATCTGACAGAGAATTTTCGGAGGTTTTTTAATGTCATTTGTAAACGTTGTGATAAAGCAACTGGATATAACTATTAAACAGATTTCTAAAGTCAGAGCAGAGGGCACAAAGCTTCGACGTGACGACTTAGATAAAGCCGTAAAAGTTTTAAAGAAAGATTTAGAACAATTACGATTAGACTTACAACAACTAAAGGAGAAAGAAGATGAATAGTGAAAAATGTTTGGAAGAAGCAATTAGATTAGTATCAGGGCCCAGAGCACATGATTACGGTGATAANACAGTTACTCACTGTAATATTGCAGCTTTGTGGAGTTCTTATTTAGG